GGGGCAGGGAACGAAGTAGTGCTTTACCACATCCGCTTCCTCCAGGGCCGCCCAGATGTGGCCGGTCTTGATGGTCGGGGTGCTGGTCATGAAAATCTTCCTGTTGTGAAAGGTCTTTGTTCGCTCTCTGGCCAGCTTGATTGGGTCCGCCTCTTTCTTGGAAGCGCCGGGGTACTTGTCCACTTCGTCCAAGAACAGGAACCGAACCGGGCGGCTGGCCAGGTTCGCCGGTGAATTCGAGCCGGAAATTGTCAGATACATTCCATCGAATTGCAATTCCGATTTTGAGGAATCCGTTTCTCTCCACCGTTCTTTCAGTGGAGGGGAAAGTCTGAACATCGGTTGAAGCCGGTTTTCGGAAATGCTTTCGCCCAGCTGATCCGAAGGGTAGACGATCATCGTTGGGGACGGATCCTGCTGGATGATCCAGCCGACCATGTTAAATAGGGCCTCTGTGCCGCCTAGCTGGGTGGCCTTGCACAGAATGATTTCCTCTGTGTCAAAGTTGCAGAACTCATCCATCACCCCTGTGAGGTACGGAGTTTTGTCATTCCGCCATGGCCCCGGCATGGCAGAAGATTTGCTGTCGAGCATTCTGTATTTCTCTGCCCACTCTGAAACGCTTATGTCCTCTGGGGGGCGGAGATATTGGAGGGCATCTTTTTGATATTGGGAAACAAGAAATTTTCTGAAGCGGTGCTTCTTAGGTCTTGCCATTCCGTTTTTTGGGCGGCATTTCTGTGACCCCGGCCACCACAAAAGCCTCTAGCAGTCGCTGGACTTCGCCGGTCAAGTCTTTCTCGATGTGTCGTGCCTCGATGGGTTCGATGTATCCGCTGATAATGCCTGTGAGCCTGGACGGCAGAGACATGGCGAATTTCTTAAAGGTCACGAAGAATCGGGTGTAGTCCAGAGTGACTTCCTCCAGGCTGATGTACTTTCCCGCAGCGATGTCCGTTTTAAGGCGATGTAGTTCGCCCTGGCTCTCCTTCAGGGCGATTTCCGCTTTCATTTTCTGTTCCCGCAGCTCCGTCTCTTTTTCGGAGCGGTTTTTGCCATAGGCTTTGTCCGAGAGATATTGGACGTACTTTTGAATCGTTGGCACCAGATCGTATCTTCGTCCCTCTGGTGTCTCTGTCGTGGGTAAAACTCCCTCTTGTGTCAGCTGCTGTATCCGGCGAACTGTCACCCCGAATAACTGGGCGATGATTTCGACCCGGTAATAGCCGCCACCTGCTACCTTTCCACTGTTATCCAAATAGATTGCCCCCCCCGAAACAAGTTCACTGGCCAGCTGTTCAGCGGTCATCATGTCAGCTTCACTGCACTTCTCCCGGTGTACTGCTCCCACCGGTGGACGATCACATCAACGTTGCGTTCGTCCATCTCCATAATGTAGGCCGTTCGGCCTAGCTGTTCAGCGGCCATCAGGGTGGAGCCGGAGCCTCCGAAGAAGTCACCGACAAGCCATCCGGGCTTGCTGGAGTTGTTCATCAGGCGGCCAATCAGCGGGACGGGCTTCATGGTCGGATGAAGGGCGTTTCTTGTTGGTTTGTTCTCAAAGTGGACCGTCTGCTGGTCCCTGTAGTCTCGGAATATCTTCTCAACAAAGGCGAGAAGCTCCTGCCGCTTCATGCTCTTGAATTCCGGGACATCCTCCAGAAGAACCGTATCCTGGGTTCGGTCATTGACAAAGTAGTGGGCGGCTCCTTCTTTCCAGCCGTACAAGATTGGTTCGTGCCTCCACTGGTAATCTTGCCGACCAAGGACAAAAGCGTTTTTCTCCCAGATCAGGCACTGCGCCAGCTTCAGACCGGCATCGGCATAGGCTTGCCGGAACTGTAGGCCAGTGCTTTCGGCGTGGAAAACGTAGATTGCAGCACCTGTTCGCATGGCCTCGTTCATATTCTGAAATGCCGCCAGCAGGAACTGGTAGAAGCTCAGGTTGTCCATGTGGTCATTCTGGATCGTGCTGTTCTGCCTGGTTCCTTCCTGTCCGAGGTAGGCTTCCAGGAATTCGGTCTTTGCGCCGTAGTCCACGTTGTATGGCGGATCAGTGATAACCAGGTCGAGTTTTTCGCCGCCCATCAGAACGGCCACATCATCGGGGTCGGTGCTGTCACCGCACATGAGGCGGTGCCGACCGAGCTGCCAAATGTCCCCGATTCTGCTGACTGGTTCCACGATTTCGGCGGCGGCAGCATCCGGGTCGAAGCAGTCATCTGTGGCCTCTGCGGGTATGTCTACAAGCTGAATCAAATCCTCCAAATCATCCCGGTGAAAGCCGGTCACGGAAAAGTCGTATCCTTCGAGGTCAAGTTCCAGCAGTAGATCCTTCAGAATGGCGTTGTCCCACTTGCCGGTGATTTTGTTGAGGGCAATGTTCAGCGCCTTTTCTTTCGCCTTGTCCTGGATGTCCAAAACAATGACATCAGCCTCCAGGTAGCCCATGTCCATCATCACGGTTCGCCGCTGGTGGCCTTTGATGATAGTCCCATCCGAGTTGATCACGATGGGGTCGGCATATCCGAATTCTTCAATGGATCGCTTGATGCTCTGGTATTCAGGATCGGCTGGTTTGAGCGGCACCCTGGGGTTGTACTCTGCTGGGTGCAGGTCTGCCAGGAGCCTGGTTTCAAACCTCATTCGGTGTCACCTCCTTGTGGTGCCCCACTCCGGGCGGGGCTTGCGTAACGAAATGAGGAATTATTTTTTGATTTTGTCCGAAAAAATTTCGAGCCTTCCTCGCCCCGCACTTCAATTAGCTAAAGTAGTACCTGGAGCATTTTAGGGAGGCTCTGTGCTTCTGAAATAAAACGACAGAAGGAGGATTGGTGTGGCGATATGGCTTAGCCCCTGCCTGACTATCCACGTTATCATTGTAGCACTGAACAGTGTCCTGTTGAGTCCTGACTTTGATTGTCTCTCGGAAGCCTTGTCCGTGGCCTTGCCTGTCTCCAATGGAGAGATGATGCATTGCTTGGCCGTGCTCCTGCCCTGGCCATGGCGCATAGCTAGTGCTCATGCCAGAGGGCGAGTGTGTGGAGGCTGTGCCTGTGGCCTGTGCTGTCGCTGTGTTAATCTATTGCTGAGCGCCTGTGATGGCTGGATTCCCTGGGTGTTCTGTGGCAGTTGACATGGGGGTGCTTATTCTGGCACCTTGTAGCTTGTGCACGGTTAGGTG